CCGCTTACAAAACTATTCTGGCTGACGGTGACACAGCCGCTTTATAGCAAAGCAAAAATTGCAGAAATGGAAAAACAAATGGGTAAACGTTATCTGAAAAAGACATTCCCAAATGCATATAGCAACTACACTTATCTTTCTCCGATATTTGCAAGTGCCAGCCAATTGATCCGGCAATACAAAAAAATTGACGGTTTAGCATGGGTTAATGAGAATGAATAAACAACAACTGATCCGCCTTATTCATATCGCAAAAACGACGCTTAAGCTTGATGATGACACTTATCGCGCGGCCCTGGCGACAGTAACCGGCGGGAAAACATCATGCAGTGATATGTCTCATCATGAATTAAAACAGGTGTACGCCGCGTTTGTTGAACGGGGATTTAAACGCCGTTTTAAACGTAATCATCAGCATGTTAAAGGCCGTGTGCGCACGGCAGAAATCAACAAAATTCGGGCTATTTGGATCACCATGCATCAGCACGGGTTTATTGATGATGGTTCAGAGTCAGCATTGAATAAATTTGTGATGCNGCAAACAGCTAAAATCAATAATGGTGCCGGGGTCGCAGAGGTCGGCTGGCTAACACCCACACTGGTTTATCCGGTTATTGAGAGTTTGAAAAAATGGCATATCCGGTTGATGACAGAAGGCATGGTAGCCCGCAAGCAACCTCTGCCAGAACACCGGGGATACGATGCAATATGTCACGCCTTTAATATGGGGAAATCATCATGAAAATAGCCCGTTGCCCAATTTGCCACTCTGACTGGCATTTAGAGGCGTTATGTGAAGATGACGCGAGCCGTCAGCTACTGAAAATACTGGCTGAGTTACCGGGCAGTTGTGCCCGGCATCTGGTGGCCTATATCGGCCTGTTTCGCCGTGAGAAACAAAACCTGTCAAACAGCCGGGCATTAAAGCTGGCCGGGGAAGTGCTGGCGCTTTACAAACCTGGCCGGGTGCTGGCTCACGCATTGAGCGAAACCGTTGAACGGATCCGGGAAAAGCGGGCACAGGGGGACAAGAAACCGTTATCTAATCATAACTACCTGAAAACCGTCTATCAGTCAGCCGAGCAAGTTTTTGCTCAAAGTAGCAATATCAATGAACGTGAACGGCAGCAAGTTTCAGGTTCTGATAGTCGTGATGCCTATTTTAAACAAATGCAGCAAATGGGCGTTGATGTTACCAAGTTATCAGGAGGTGCCGAATGGCTAACAAAACAAGCGAAATAAACCTGCCACTTTTTGATGATGATCATGTCGAACTGGGGCAACTCTTGGATAGGTTAAATGATATCCCCTTTGCTGAGTTGCAAGGGCGCTGGCCGCAGTTGCTGGCAGATATGGTTGATCTGTTCAGTGCTGAATTGCAACGGCAAGGACAAGAAGAAACACTCTCCCGTTTATCCAGCAGTAAGCTTGTGGGTGCATTGGCGCATTATTACGGAGGGCGGGCGGTTTACTTGCCCACTGGGGAAACACTAAAAGCGGCTTTACGGGATAACCAATTGTTTGATGAATGGAGCCGTTCGCAAGGTAATATTGATAATCTGGCTAAGAAATATGCTCTTACTCATTCAACAGTTTATGCTATTCTGCNCCAACAGTTGATGCTACATCGAAAACGTTATCAAATTGATTTACCTCTTAGATAAGTAAGGACGATCATGAAAAAATGCCTTTTCCTATTAACATGTTTAATACTCTCTTTTTCTTGTCATGCGGCTCAACTTCCTGCCTTTGACACTGTGAAGAAAAATTTAGAAGCCTATGGCCTACTAAAAGCTAGTGAATGGAAATTTATAGGTGACACTAAAAAAAATACTCATGTTGCTATTGTTGATGGAAACCAATATTGGGCTAATAATAGAGCTATAGCCGCAGTATTTAAGTTAACAGGCAATGAAAAAGTATTGGAAAAAAAGTTAATGGATACGGCTGTTTTGTGTGTGCAGTTTTCTAAATCTGTAATCGAAAACCTCACCGAAGAACAAGGTAAAGAATTGCTCGCAACGATGGCAGCTGCAACCAGAGTTGAGGGTAGGCAAGTATCTACCTCTGTTAATTCGTTTCGATATTACACATCCATTGATAAAGGAACGAGTGATATTGTTTTTACCTGTGGTATTAGCCAAGNTGATTTTAGTTAACAATCATTCTCGCTATTGATTGATTTTTGTTTGACTCCCCACAAACCCATCCTCTCCCCGCCCCATAAGATGATGAGCTACCGATTATCNACAACAGGTAGCCATCATGACTTACCGTTACAGCGTTTCCTTTATCCATGCTATCCATTACTTGCTGTCCGTGGAGGGCGGCTATGTCAATAACCCCAATGATCGGGGCGGTCAGACCAAGTTTGGTATCAGTCAGCGCAGCTACCCTCACCTCAATATTGCCGCATTAACCGAAGACGACGCCACCGCACTCTATTACCGGGATTTCTGGCTGAAAGCCGGTTGCGATAAGTTACCTGCCGGTATCTCACTGGCGGTGTTTGATGCCGCCGTTCAGCACGGAATCAAGCCCGCCGTACAGCAATTACAACGGGCGATGAGTGTGCGGGATGACGGCGTTATCGGCCCTGATACGCTGAATGCCGTTGAAACCTTTGCGCCACAATATCTGTTTATCCGGCTGCTTAATCGGCGTGCACTGACTTACGCGCGTATTATTGCCGTGAACCCGACACAAAAAGCTTTTTTATCCGGGTGGTTTAACCGCCTGGATAAGCTGGCATCCGCCGTGTTAGAGGTGTTGTGATGCTGCCGCCGCCGATTTCAGACAACCTATTAAAAAGACAAATTGCTGAACTGCGTAACCCGCGTTATCTCAGTATCTATAAAGCCGGGCGGGAACGTTGTTTACAGCAGGCATTGGCCGGCAACGATATCAGCGACATGCCAATCTATAGCCATAACGCCACGTATCAATCTCTGTTTTGTCGGGGCTGGCAATCCGTTTCTGCTCAAGATATCCGCTTATTGCGTGCTGAACGCAACAGGAGGCCGGGATGTTAGCACATCTGAAACAGCTCATCAGCAATCCCGCCACCGGACGCCTTTCGACGTCCGATACGACTTTATTGGGGGCATTTATTGCCAGTACAGTGGTATTGCTGTGGTGTGCACTGGCCGGTCATATGGATGAATCGCTGTTCGTCGGCTACCTCGCCGCGTGGGTCACCCATTCTCAGGCATCAAAACAAGCGGCCATTAAACGTGACAGAGAGCGGGGCAGCGTGACCGAGAACAGAGAGGTATTTGCCCGTGATTAATCCTATCCGACGTTTCCGACACTATGGCCGCATTGTCTTGCTCTGTGGTGTAGGTTTTTGGCTATGCGGTGTGGGTTATAAACTCGCTGAATTACGCTTACAGCCCAAAATAGATCAAGAAATTGAAAACCGTAAAGCAGCAGAACTGTCTTTTTACCTGGCACAAAAAGCCACCGCCGAATTAAACGCCGGCGCGCTGCATGATTTGATTGAAAAACAGCAGGCACAGCAACATGCAAACGAAAAAATTTCAAATGACTTATACGCCGCTATCACGCGCTTATCGCAAACCACGCAGCGTATTGAGCAAAGTATTCCGGATGCCCTTAATAATGACGGTAGTGCTTACACCGGTATTGGCCCTGACGGGTTGCGGCTCTACCAAACCGCTCTCGGTTACCGCCACGCCGCCCCTGGTGATTTCAGCCTGCCCGGCAATTCCCCCTGATCTGTTACAACTGCCTGCGAAACCGCCGATGCCCCGCTCCGGCGAGCCTCAGGCACTGCTGACTCATGCCGGTCGGTACGGGCAATGGAGTCAGGAGCTGGCGCAAAAGCTTCGGGCAANCAAAGCCTGGGCGGGCAAACAACAGGAAAGGCACAATGAGCAGACTGATTGACCAGGCCTATGAGTTAGAGCAATACCAGCGCGAATTAGCCCTAAGAGCGTGTTTTGAGCGCCCGGTTCAGACAGGGAACGGATTTTGCCATGACTGCGGCGAGGCGATTGNCTCCNCCCGGCTTGNCATTAATCCGGCGTTTGAGCGCTGTATTGGCTGTCAAAAACAGGTTGAATTACGGGGGAAAAAATTCAGTGCTGGTCTTACTTAAAGAGAACTGGGCAATAATGTGGGCCGCGGTTACGGTCACCTTTAACGTGGTGCTGGTGTTGCTCAGTAAAACCTACGCCAAGCGTGATGATGTGGAGTTACTTAAAATGCAGGTGCGTCAACTCGAAGGCTCGTTATCCTCTCTGCCCAATCAGAAAGAATTGCACGCTTTGCAGCTGGAGATGGCGAACCTGCGCGGCGACTTAAAAGCCGCCTTGCCGGAGCTGCGTCAGTTACGCCACCTGAGCGATTTGTTATTGCAAAATGAATTAAAGGAAAAGAATTAATGTCATCCATGCGTGAAATCTTAAATACCGACCAGCGATTGGTGATTTTGCGGTCGCTGGCTGAGTGTGGCGGTGATGCTAATGAATCGGTGTTACAGACTTGCCTTGATGCCTACGGCCATCGGGTCAGTCGTGATGTTGTACGAACGCATTGCCACTGGCTGGCCGAACAGGGGCTGGTTTCAGTCAATGATGTTGCCGGTTGCCTGGTCATGACTTTAACCGGGCGTGGCGTGGATGTGGCAGAGGGTCGCAGTACCGTACCCGGTGTAAAACGGCCACGGCCCAGGGGATAGTCATGAATGATAAACGGACGCGTGGCCGGCCATCCAAGATTGATTTGTTGCCGCAGGCCATCCGGGACCAGTTGCACGGTTTGCTGCGTGACAAACGGCATACCCAGGAAGATATCCGGGCGGCAGTGAATGAATTGATTGATGAGGAAGGCTTGCCGGATGAACTGAAAATTTCCCGCACCGGGCTGAATCGTTATGCGTCCCGGATGGAAACCCTGGGCGCGCGTATCCGTGAAGGGCGGGAAATTGCTGATGTGTGGGTCTCCCGGTTGGGTTCTGCGCCCTCTTCCGACGTGGGTAAGTTGTTGCAAGAGTTTGTGAAATCCCTGGNGTTTGAAACCAGCATGAAGCTGGCCGAAGGCGGGGAGCCGGTTGAACCGAAGGCCTTGTCCCAGTTAGCCCTGGTTGCTGCCCGGATTGAACAGGCCGCCATGACCAGCACGAAGCGCGAAAAAGAGATCCGCGCGGCCTTTGCGGCGGAAGCCGCAGAGCAGACAGAAACCCTGGTCAAACAGGCTGGCCTCACGGCAGAAGCGGCGGCAGAGATCAAGCGGCAAATTTTGGGGATTGCTTAATGTTGGCACAGGAATTAAACCCGGCGACAGAATTTATTATCAACGCGGTTAACGATGAGACGTTTGATCCCCATGCCGTCTTGCTGGGCTATCAGCGGCGCTGGATAGCGGATAATGCCGTCCTCAAGATTGCGGAAAAATCGCGGCGTACCGGGTTAACCTGGGCCGAAGCAGCGGATGCCTCATTGACGGCGGCTCAATCACGTGATGCTGGTGGCACAAACCATTTCTATATCGGTTCCAATAAAGACATGGCGCGTGAGTTCATTGATGCGGCGGCCATGTGGGCCAAAGCTTACGGACTGGCGGCGGGTGAAGTCGGTGAGGAGGTCTTTGAAGATGAAGACAAAGATATCCTGACATTCATCATTTACTTTAGCAGCGGGTTTAAAGTCCAGGCATTATCCAGTAATCCCAAAAACTTACGTGGGATGCAAGGGAATGTCACCATTGATGAAGCGGCTTTCCATGAACGGCTGGCCGAAGTGCTGAAAGCCGCGTTGGCCTTGACGATGTGGGGGGCAAAAGTGCGGATTATTTCTACTCATAATGGCACTGAAAACCTGTTCAACGAGTTGATCCAGGATTCCCGCGCCGGGCGCAAACGCTATTCCATTCATACCATCACGCTAGATGATGCCTGCAATGAGGGGTTGTATCAGCGTATCTGTCAGGTCAGGCGTCAACCGTGGTCACAGGAAACCGAGGACGAATGGAAAACCCATCTGTTCAAAGATACCGCCACAGAAGACGATGCGCTGGAAGAATATTATTGTGTACCGAAGCAAGGCAGCGGGGCCTATATCCCTCGCGTACTGATTGATCGGGCAACCGACGCCCAGTGTGTTGTTGTCCGCTTTGCTATGCCCAGGGGCCATATGACCTGGACGGAAGATGAGCGTAAAAACACGGTACTGACGTTTTGTGACGAGACGCTGTTACCGGCATTACAAAAACTGGATCCTGATACCCGTCATGCCTACGGGCAGGATTTTGCCCGTTCCGGCGATCTATCGGTTATCGGTGCCGGCAGTATTGAGCAGGACACGCGCCGCATGCTGCATGTCACCGTTGAATTGCATGATGTGCCTTACAATCAGCAACGCCAGATAGCCTTTTTTATGATTGACCNACTCCCCCGCCTGGTGGGTATCGCCATCGACTCGACCGGAAATGGCGGTTATTTAGGGGAAGCCGTGTTATTACACTACGGTGAAGATATGGTTGATGCTATCCATGTCACCGATAACTTTTATCGGGAGTGGTCGCCGAAATACAAAGCGCTGTATGAATCCAATGATATCCGCATTCCGAAAGATGAAGACATTATTACTGACCAGCGTCAAATTCAGAATATTCGGGGCGTCCCGAAAATTGATAAAACCCGCCGAACCGGGGCCGACGGTAAAAAACGTCACGGTGACAGTGCCGGGGCGTATTTGATGTTTACCCGCGCGACCTATATGGAGGGACAAATGATTGACTTTATTCCGTTGCCGGGTAAACACACCGTGGCAAATGACGACGACGATTTACCAACCTTTGAGCGAGGCTGCTGGTGAAAATATTAAACAGGTTAGTGGATGCGGTAGGCCGCCGTTTCTGGTTTAAGCCGGAGATGCAAACGCAGGATGATGAGTCCCGTGTGTCACAGTTGCGCCGATACTACGGGGATCATCCCGTGAGTGGGTTGACGCCCGCGCGCGCGGCTGAAATTCTGATTGAGGCCGAGCGCGGGCAGCTACTGGCACAGTGTGAACTGGCGGAAGATATGGAAGAAAAAGACGCCCATTTACAGTCAGAATTGGGTAAGCGCCGGCGGGCTATTCAGTCGCTTGACTGGGCCATTAAGCCACCACACCGGGCCAGCCGTGAAGAAACCCGGGATTCAGAAGAACTGACCGAAATCTTATCGGATGCCAGCTGGTTGCCGGATTGTCTCTTTGATGCCACGGATGCCATTCACAAAGGTTTTTCCTGTCAGGAGATCGAATGGGAAAATGTCGGTGATCTGATGATTCCGCGTGCGGTGGAATGGCGTGATCCGTCCTGGTTTCAGACGCCACAAGATAAACGCAATCAGTTACGCTTGCGGGATGGAACCGCAAACGGAGAAGATTTACAGCCGTTTGGCTGGATACAGCATATTGCCAAATCCAAGTCGGGTTATCTTGCCCGTACCGGCTTAATTCGCACTCTGGTCTGGCCGTTTATCTTCAAGAACTATTCTGTCCGGGACTTAGCTGAATTTCTGGAAATATACGGTCTGCCGATCCGCGTCGGACAATATCCGGCCGGCGCGACCGACAAAGAGAAGCAGACTCTGCTGCATGCGGTGATGTCGATTGGTCACAATGCCGGNGGGATTATCCCACGCTCCATGCTGATTGATTTTAAAAATGCCGCGGATGGCACGGCAGACCCGTTTATGTCCATGATGAATTGGGCGGAACTGAGTATGTCCAAAGCCATCCTCGGCGGAACGTTAACCAGTCAGGCCGACGGTGCAACCAGTACCAACGCCTTGGGTAACGTGCATAATGAGGTACGTTTCGAAGTACGCAGCAGTGACGCCACGCAATTAGCGTCCACACTGACACGAGACCTGGTATTTCCTTTGTATGCCCTTAATTGCCAATCGTTCGATAATCAACGGCGTAAGCCGGTGTTTGAATTTGATTTGTCCGAACCGGAAGATGTGAGCGCCTACGCAGCGGCATTGCCCTCGCTGGTCAGCCTCGGGATGAAAATTCCGGTGCAGTGGGTGCATGATAAGCTACAAATTCCCGTGGCAGCGGATGATGAAGATTGTCTGACAGCACCGGAGTCCCCTGCAACACCGGATTTTTCTGCCGCTTTCTTAAATGCTAAAACCGGCTGGACAGCATTAACGGCAGAGCCGGTGACATCGGTGAATACCATGCCAGGTGCGGTAAGCGGCCAGGAATGGCAAAACACCGTTGACCCGTTGCTAACGCCTGTCATTGAAGCGCTCACTGCCGGCGGTTATGCGGCGGCAAAAAATAAAGCGTCTGAACTCTATACTGAAATGGAGGATGAACAGCTCGCCGATATGTTACACCGGGCGATGTTTGTCGCCGAACTGTGGGGGCGTTTAAATGCCACAGCCGGTTGATTTGGGTATTGCCGCTAAATTGGAGCCAAAGCTGGCCGTTGATTACTTTCGGGCTAAAGGCTATGACATTAGCTGGAACTGGCAGGAAACCGAGGCGGCCAGTCATGCACGGGCGTTTACGGTGGCGAAAGCGGCGCATATGGACATTCTGACGACTATTCGTGATGAGGTGGATAAAGCGCTGAGTCAGGGCACCACTGAACGCGACTTTATCAAGACCCTGAAACCCCGTTTGCAAGAACAAGGTTGGTGGGGTAAGCAAATTGTGGTTGATAGTGGTGGTAATGCGGAAACGGTCCAACTGGGCAGCCCGGCCCGGCTGGCAACGATTTATCGCACCAATTTAGCAACCGCGTATCAGGCCGGGCGATATCAACAACAATTGGCAAGTACAGACACCCATCCTTATTGGCAGTACATTGCCGTGATGGATAAAAATACCCGCAAAAGCCATGCCGCCATGAACGGGCGGGTGTTTCGTTTTGATGATCCGATTTGGAACACGCTCTATCCGCCTAACGATTGGGGGTGTCGCTGCCGCGTTCGTGCGCTGACTGCCGCTCAGGTTAAACGAATGGGGTTAAAGGTCGAGTCCAGTATTGGGGCGGTGAGTACCCAGCTTGTTGAAACCGGGGTTGATAAGCGGACGGGGGAAGTTTATCAGTCAGAAGTCACGACGTACCGCCACGGCCAGCAGCGCATGACCACTGGCGCGGGCTGGTCAAACAATGCCGGGCAATTGGCAATGGGGTCGGATATCAGTATTGCGCGTAAGCTGATTGCGTTGCAAAACCGGGAACTCCGTAGTCAGGTTATCCAGTCATTAAATAATGCCCCGGTACGACAACAGGCGTTCGCGCAATGGGTCGGTCAGGTGCTGACGCAACGGCGCCCCNGCAACAACATTCAGCCGTTAGGGTTTATGACAGAGGATATTGCCGTGGCGGTGGAAGAACGGACGGGTAAGCCTGCCGCACGCGTGCTGGCTATCAGTGAAAAAGACCTGGTGCATGCTGACAGCCTTAAACACCAGAAAAAAGGCGTGGCCTTGACGATGGCTGAATATCAGTCACTCCCTAAAACCGTGGCTAATCCCTCCGCTGTTCTGTGGGATAGGCAGAATCAGAATGTATTGTATATCCGTAGTGATGATAACAGCACCATTAAAACGGTGGTCAATGCGCCCTGGTCTGTACGCAAGCAACCGGATGCCTTAGATGTAGTGATTAATACCTACCGGGTGCCGTTAACTGAACTGAAAAAAGGGGTCGCCGGCGGGAATTATGAGTTACTGAAAGGCACGCTGTAACAACAAAGCCCCGAATAACGGGGCTTGTCACAGTGGCGGGAGTTGAACCCACATAAACGTATGGCGCTTTGCGCTGACGTCGAATTACCGTTATTCGTACACTGTTTAACCTATTTTACCATGAGTAAGAATGAATGCAACTGGACTATCAATTTGACGATGCGGCGATACAAGCAGCCTTTAAACGTGTTCAAAAGCTGGGGCGGGATACCACGCCGGTGACCCGCGCGATTGCCGCTGTTCTCGCCAGTGAAAGCGAAGAGGCATTTGCCAATGAAGCTGATCCGACGACAGGTAACCCCTGGCGGCCGTTAACCGATAAATATAAAGCTAAATTAGCCAAAAAAGGCAAGACGGGCAGAATGTTACAGCGCTCACAGGGGGGACTGGCGATGTCGTTGTCAACAGCGTATGACGCCGTCAGCGCGGCCATTGGCGCCAATAAAGTTTATGCCGCGATCCATCAATGGGGCGGGTTGCCCGATATGCCGCCCGGCCCGGCGGCGGTTCCCGCCAGACCGTATATGGGACTGTCGGCACAGGGCGTTGCGGATGTTATCGACATTATCAATGCGCAACACGCAGCGGCATTGAAAACGCGTTAGTGTGTCAGTCTTGCCTGAAAAAAAGTTAAACGCTTCCCGGCATTTTTAAACGGGTTTTAAACGGGGTATAGTGTCACTGCGCCGCCCCGTTTTATCTTTTCTGCTTTAGACAGGTGTGATCCCCCACAAACCCACCTTTTTTTCATATTGCCCAGAATGGCAGCATGAAAACAAAAAGCCCAACCCCCAACCCCCGTTTAGCGATCCTGACTGCGTCGATGACTCAGGCTGATGATGGCTGGTATCAGCTGCTACCCGCGGGTCATTTTAGTGTGATCATAAGTAAGATATTTGACAGGGAACTGAAAGATAATTATGGGAAAAAACTGGACTAAGTGGGAAGTTATGGAGATTCAATTGTAAATCCTTTTCAGTATTTGAAAGGCAGACCGAACGAGAATCATGCTTAGTCTGCCATCTAATTTTACTAAGCTCAATCAGTTTGACCTGCCTATTCAGATTCGTTATCGAATAACTTACCTTGTAGGCGATCTAGTTCCTCCTTTCGAATACGCTTCACTACGCTGTAAATCCATTGAATAGAAACACCAAACTTGCGAGCCAGATCATGATGATTTTTACCGTTAAACTCGTTGAAAATCTCACGATCACGGAGGCTGACTTTCCAAACCATGCCCATAGGAAAATAGACATTTTGACCGCCCCAAACCTGCATCATATGGTTCGCAACAGCTTCGCCAATTTGTTCAGCTAACGCAGGCTCAACATGGATTATTTCACTGACCGTACAGGCTGTGTGCTGTGCCAGTTCTACCAGCAGTTCAGGACCTTTGCTACGAAAGTTATTCACATCATTCATACTTTTTCCTCGTGACGCGGTTCCGCCACTTCTTCAGTTTTTCAATAATGCTGCTGGCTTGGCCTGAATCCAACCACTGTAAATCATCAATATCTGTTTCACGCTTAACCCAGTGAGCTAAGGCTTGTTCAGAACTATTATGAACAATACCTATAGATGCCATTTCCAACCACAATGCACGTATCTTCTTTGAGTGGGGGTGGCAATCTAATGAACGCGATGTTTTGGATTTCT